GTCTAGCTGGGTTTCCGCCATCACATCAGAACTGCCTGGCGTTGCCTTGATTGCTAATACTGTTTCACCCGCAACGACCAGCTGAGTCACTTGGTTGTTATCAGCATTGCGGACATGTATAAAAGGTCCAGTTATACTCATTGGGTCTGCATCTTCTAGCGAGCTTACACCGGAAACATACCACTCATACGTAAAGTCTAGGGATTGACTCGACCCTATGAGCCCTTCGTTAATATTTATGGTTATTCCCGTGCTAGAAACAGCGGGCTGTCCAGTAAGAGTTGCTGTTTCAATATCGTCGTCTGGCGCAAAAAAGATCGTCTCACTCCCCGTAGACAGCAGATCGGTCCCGCTCCAGTAGAAAATGGATTGACCTGGCCCTGCCTGCGCCTCAGTCGGCACAAAATCCACCACCAACGTGTTCAGGTACGACACCTCAGTAAACCCACCCTCCCAATCGCTGAACTCCACCGTCGCCCGGTAGGTCAGCTGCTGGGCCGGATCCTCCGCCGCTGGCGGGAAGTCGCCTTCGTAGAACGTGATCACGAACTCTCCCTGGAAGACCCGATCGAGCGGCGGCACCGGCAAGCCCTGGGCGATCGGATCCCACGGCTCAGCGATCAGCCCCGAGAACGACACCGTGGGCAGGCTGCCCGGCTGCGGGTTGGCCAGCTGCCCGTTCGGCAGCACGGCCACCACGGAGGTGCTGGTGATCGAGGCGAACAGCGGTCCCAGATCCGTCCGCGGCGCCCTGCCGGTCGGTGCCAGGCGCATCCGCACCGTCAGCACGTTGTCGACCCAGTTGTGGCTGTGGAAGTAGATCCCGGTTTCGTAATCCAACCCATCATCAGTGTTGCCGGTGTCGCCAGTCGGTGCTGAATCATCAAAGCCCAGTCCGCCGCCGCTTGGTGATAGCTCCAGCGGGTCAGCACCATCCGCGTCCGTAAACGTCTCAGCGGGGATGGTGTTGTCGCTGCTGGAGTTCACATCACAGCTGACGCCGGTGCGGCCACTTGGCAGGATGATGCCGGTGCCGACAGCAGCAGCCACATCTAATGCGATCAGGCTGCGGCCTTGGTCGTCGATCGGGAAGTGCGTGGCCTCATAGCTCACATCACCCGCCAGCGTCTTGGTGATGCGCTCTACCTGGTAGAGGTAGTCATGCACCGAGTTGGCGTAGGTGGTGTTATCACGCTCCAGTCGCACTCGGATAATGTCGCCGGCCGTGATGAGCGTGTTGTGCTCCTGCGGCCGTGCTGCAAAGCGGATGGTGTGCGTGGTGTATAGCCGCTTGGCCAGGATGTAGGCGCCAACCTTGACGGCATGATCCTCGCTTGTGCAGAACGTCGAGAGATCATGCGACTCATACGGCCCGGTCTCGGCGGTGCCGCTGTAACGCACCTCGGCGGTGCGGATGATGCCGATGTCGCTCTCCAGCTGCTGACGCCAGATCATCTGCGCCACGAATGGCTGCCGATCCGCCAGTGACAGGTAGTTGATCTCCAGCGTGCCGGGTAGCACGGTGTCTTCGGTGAAGGTGTACTCCGCCGTGATTGCTGTGGTCTTGATGGCGGCGCCAGCAGTCACCGGCAGCAGCGGCCGCAGCCCCCGCTTGCCGCCTGCGTTGCTCTCGGCCAGCAGGAAGTACGGCGCCAGCTTGGCGACGAGGTCGGAGTAGTTGGTGCTTTCGCGGATCTCAATGTTGCAGGTGAAGCCGTTCACCTCAAGGAACGTGGCTGCTGCCAGCAGTGCAGCATCGTCGATCGTCGCCGCCGGCACCCTGCTGGTATTGACCAGCAGCCACTTCACCAGGTCCGCGAAGTTGTCGCTGGGGCCGGTCACGCTGTCGTAGATCCGGGTGACGGCCATGCCACCACGGATGAACAGATGAACCTGGCGGTTGTACTGATCGAAGCCGTCCGGGATGGTGACGTTGAAGCTCAACGTGCTGATGCCCGGGTAGCTGCCGACAGTGCCGCAGAAGAATGGCGCCTCAGGCAGATCCTTACCGGCACGCTGCACGAGGTAGTTGCCGGGCGCCCAGGTGCCGGCCCTGCGGTTGTAGGTCTGCGTGTGGGCGCCAACGCGGCAAGCACGCTGAAACACATCCTTCACCGGGATGCTGTCGATCTGGCCCTCGCTCAGTACCAGCATGTAGTACGCGGTGACGTTGTTGCTGGCGTCATTCTCGAAGCGTGCCTCGGTGGCCCTGGGACTGATCAGGATGCCGCCTTTGCTGTTGCGGAATCGGGCGAACACGATCGGCACCGGCTCGCCAATCTGCGCGAACCGCTGCGGACTGTCCAGCTCGGTTGTGCCCTTGGCGGCTGCGGCTTCAACAGGCGCATTGATCTGCCCGGCTTGGATGGCCAGCAGCGCCAGTGGATCGCTAGTGGAGAGGAAACTCATTGCCTGACGCCCTGCCCCATGATGGCTGCCGTCAGCCTCCGCGGCGGCACTTGTGCTCCAACGGGAGACAATGCCGAGCCGAGCTGAATGGTCAGGTTGGTCAAGCCGCCATTGCCGCCGACCACCTGTCCGGTATATGCGGCCACCAGCTCCTGCCCAGCTTGCGGCGTGTTGTTGCCGACGCTGGAATCGAACTGGTAGATGTTGAGGTCCACCAGTCGGCCATCGCGGATGGCAGCCAGGAAGACATCCACTACCAGCCCTGTGGCTGGAGCTGTGACCGATACCGCCTGCTCGGTGCCGCTGCTGCCGGCGGTGATGCCATCAGCGATGAACGGCACATAGCTCCAGCTGGCGCCTGACCACGTGACAACGGAGTTGGCGTAATAGCTCTGCCACCGATCATAGGTAACGCCTGCCGCGTCATAGATTCGCAGGTATTGGCTTTGCGCTCTCATCAGGCAATACCTAGCGCGATGCGTGCTGATGGCGTGCGCAGCCGGCCGATCACGCCTTCAGCGGTCAACCGCATGGCGCGCTCCATGTCGGCCACTGTGACGTAGCGCTGGCCGTCGAACTCCATCACCGGGCCGGTGGTGATATTGATCGTGGGCGTGCCGCCGCCTGATGCAGCACCTGCCAGCACTGCGCCGCCGCGAGCGCCTGCCAGGAAGTTGCTGCTGGCTGCTGCCATCTTGGATTCGGGCACCACGTATTCGCGCTCACCGCCTTCGCCCACCATCGCCAGCGTTGGTCGGTCCACCACGCCGCCCTGCGCAAAGGCTGGCACAGTGAGCTCTGGAATCAACGGAATGTTAGGTGCCGGTAGTCGGTTGAACGCCCTGATCAGCACATTGATCAACCCTGCCGCAACATTGATTCGATCAACAACGTACTGAAGCATTCCACGAAAGATATTCTTGACCACGCCGGCAGCAGTCTCAAATGCTCCCTTGGCGAATCCTGCTGCGCCATTCCAAAGATTCAGCCAGAACTGACGGATAGGCTTGCCCCATTCCCACAGCCATCTAAGGAACTTGGTTAATGGCTCCCTGAATGCAATGCCCATTGCAACTACAGCCGCAACAGCCAGCACCGTCCAGCCGACCGGGCCTGAGAAGAACGCTATCAGCGCAGGCATCACGGTGCCGCTCAGGAAGGTCAGTACACCAGCAAAGGTGAGCTGAATGACTGTAAGGATTCCTGCAATGACGCTGCCTGCGCTAGCAAGTGCGCCGCCTGTAGCAAACAAGGCCCCAAGAGCGCCGCCGATAGTAACGATTGCCGAGATCGCGGGAGCCAGTGCAATAAACAATGCCAGCAATCCTCCAATTGCGCCAATGGTGACCTGCACCGGCCCTGGTAGTGCTGTGAACCATGTGATCAGGCCATTAAGTGCCTCGGCAAAATCAGTAATGTGTGGCAGCAATTCAGTAATTGCCTCACCGAATGGTCCCTTAAGCGCGCGCTCAATGCTACTGATTGATTCTTGAAACTTGTCGGCAGCCTTTGCCATCTTGGTGCTGACGGTCGCCTCGTATGCGTTGATTGCTTCGCTGCCCATCTCAAGCATCGGGATGAGCTCTTGGCCACCCTTTCCGAATAGCGACTGTGCCAGCGCCGCCTTTCTCGCTGGATCTTCCATAGCAGCAAAGCTATCGGCAATTTGATCGAAGATGACCTTAGCCGGTTTTGTCTTGCCCGCTGCGTCCACAGTGGAAATACCCATCTCAGCCAAGGCTGCGGCCACGCCTTTTGTGCTGACATCCAACGCAGCGATCTGTTCACGTGCGGACTGCTCAACGATATGTACCTGCGATTCAAGGCCTTTCTCAGTCTCTCGTTTCTGTGTTTCAAAGACTGCCCTGATCCCTTCTTCCTCGACTCGCTTGCGCTCATTTAGCGCATCCTCTTCGATCCTCCTGGCATCACGCAACTGCCGATAACGCAACTTCTGTCGGTCTTCAAACCCATCGCGCAGATTACGCAGTGCATCTTCTTCTTCGATACTAAGTGCCGCTAATCGTTGGTCGCGTGCGCTATCTGATAATGACTCGTCGTTCTGAATTGATTTACGGATCTGATCATTGCGTGCTTGTGCGTTGCGCTCCAATTGCCTGAGTTCATTATCGGCGGCCTCTTGCTCTCTATCCGCTTGATCGTCGTATCGATCGTCAAGCAAGGTTTGTTCGTTGCGATAGCGACGATTCAGCTCACGCATCCTGCTATCTGTTTCGTCTTCAAGCACCTCCATTTTTCTGCGCGCAGCTTCTCTGATTGTTTCAATCTGTCGCTGTTCGTTGCGCTTGACGGCCTCTTCCGCTGACTCAGAGGATTGCTTAACTTTGCTTGCGTAAGTGCTTGCGCTGTTGCCAGCCTCTGCCAGTCCCCGATTCAGCCTGCCTAGACCTTTGGCCACCGCGTCTACGCTGGTGCCGCTGTCTTCTGCCGCGCCACTGAATTTGCTTAAAGCCTCAACTGAAACGCCAGTTCGCAAACTCAAGTCATAAAGATTGTCTGCGGCGTTGATGGACTTGGATGCAAGCACGCCAAGCCCGGCGATCGCTCCAACCGGCAGCAGCGCACCCATCAATCCGCCGACGCCTTTGGCGGCCTGCCCCATGCGCCCGAGGCCGCCGCCGACTGCTCCGGCTTGCTTGTTCAAATTGCCAAGGCTGCGGCTGAGGCCGTCGATCTCGCCCTGGCCTTGAACGTCCGCCTTTACCTTGAGGATCGCGTCAAGCTTCACGGCTAGCCAGTCGCAGGATTTCAGCCTCGATGATCTGCAGATCGCTCAGCATCGCAGATTCATCCGCCACTGACCGCAGTCTAAACATCCACGCCACTGCGCCATAGTCCAGCCCGATCAGTCCGCCAGGGCCGGTGCGCCATTGCGTCTGGCAGTCGAGGAACATCATCAGCGCAGGCCACGCATCAGGCTCAACCTCGAAGTGCTCGGGCTGGCCGGGTTCAAACCCGACCACGCCAAGCACCGCGGCATCGTCTGCGGTTTTATCGATCACGCCGCCCTTGACCCAATACTGAGCGGCGTCCTTTAGTTTTTTGCTTTGTTGCCGGTGACGCTCTCGAAGTACGCCACCACAATGGCGCTGGCGACTGCCGGGATGTTCAGCAGCTCGGCCTTGCTGGCAGCAGTGAATGGCACATCCTCGCCGTCTTCATCCTGCACATTGCTCCAGCCGGCTAGCACCTCATCGGCTACCGATTGATCGGTCAGCTCGATGCCATCATCGCCGCGCTGCTTTGCCCTGAACAGGTCTTGGATCTCGTTGATCCGCGTCTGCGCCAGTCGGTTGAACCGCGCGTCAAAGGTCTGCTTCTCATAGCGCCCGCCATCAATCGGCAGGCGCAGTACCACCGGCCACTCATAGGTGGCCGATTTTTTCAGGACAAATGCCATGCAGGATCAGGAGAAGGTGATCGAGACTTCATCGTTGCCGGCGCCGGTCGGGATTGCCACGTAGGGCAGGTTCAGCATTTGCACGCCGTCCTGGTCAGCATAGGTCGGGTTGCTGATGTCCACCTTGGGCGCCACCAGCGAGACCCGATTGCCAGCGGTTGTGCCATGCAGCAACGTGAGCACGCCGGTGGTGTCGTTGTTGGCAATGGCGAAATAGTCCTTCGTGGCGATCGGCACAGCCTCGATCATGCACTCGCCGGATGGTGCCCGGTTGGTGATCATGATCTCCTTGGTGCAGCCAACCAGCTCGCGGTAGACCAGCTCGTTGGCCATGTCAAGGCTGAGCGACTGCAGACAGCCGGCATAGCTAAGGAAGCTGAACGTGCTGCTGTTGCCCGGCTTGAAGATCAGCGGATCGGCCTGCGCGGTGTAGGTGCTGGCCGGGGCCGCCGTGTCAGTCGGTGCGTTGTAGATCCCGGTGAACTCAAAGTCGATCGTCGGAATCGCTCCCACCTCAGCGCTCAGCGAGAATGTGCCGCGGCAGCCGGTGGCCTTGTGCAGCACGCCGTCGTTGTTGTAGTAGATGGTGACGCTGTCGAAGCTGCTGCTGACTGGCTTGTAGCCGACGTTAGCGGCGATGCTGTAGGCACTGCTGGCGCCAGGCGTGAAGCTGGCAGTGGTGGCCTGCACCGTTGCCACCTTCGTGCTGCCCACGT